ATTGAAGTTAAAAATCAAAAATCTGCAAAAATGGACGAAATTTTAAATGCTTGAAATTATGCAATTTTCGGTCCATATTTGCAGATAGTATGCTTTTCTTTGCAAGAAATCACTTTCCCACGCAGAATTTGTAGTATGTAGTCTAACGCTCTGTAAATTAGTACATTACTTATTTGTGTGTATTTTGGAGTAACAAACCAGTAACAAAAACAATCGCCTGGTTATAAAAAACAGCTATATTGTCAGTATTGGATCCAAATATAAAAGGGAGGAATGATCAGCCCAACCAGCCTCCCTCTTGATCACCTTTGTAGTCACAGAGAAACTACAGATTTCCCATCTTCCTGGTAGATCAATGTAAGACAATGCAAAGGTAGTAAAAATAATCCATATATCCAAATAGATATAAAAAAAGGTGATAGAACTTCACAGCCCCATCACCAGGTGATCTGAATAGATCGTTACTCAAAAGAAATAATTTCGATGTTGCATTAGGCACCCTTTTTTGGTAATACGTTCTGGAGTACATCATCCGAGAGTAGGAATCCATGAGCCTCACCCAGGAATCTTACCACACCATTTAGATCAGATATGATACCATTGGGATCATCCCCATATTGTTCTGCCAGGATGTCGTAGTGAAGTATCTTTGCAGCCTCTTTCTTGCACTGGTTTACTTTCACCATAAGATCCAGGATCTTCTGCCTGAGCCCCTGGTAGTTCTCAGGCTCATTTTCATAAGGAATGGGATTGCTATCGTTCTTTTTCATAATCATATTTGATTAAAATTAGTATTAGAGATCTGATCACGTAGATTCTCTTCAATTTGAGTTATCACAAATTCTTTTGCTTTGTCAAAACCCTCATCAAAACCCTCCATGTAATTATGGATTTTCTCATCATCATCAGTCTCGTGCTTGATACTAAGACTATCAGATACAAGATCCCATGCCTGATCCAGCAGCTTTATTGCATCAAGCAATAATGCTGTTTCTTTACTCACTGAGTAATTTGTAATACTTTCCTTTGCCATAACTGTACTGTTTAAAAATTGATGGTGCAAAGGTATAATTTTACTTTGAGAAAAACAAGAATATTTTGATATAATTTGCTGTAAATCAGCAAAATGTGTTTGGCAAACACACTTAAATGAGTTCACCAAACACACCTATAGTTTACTGGGTGAATTTATAGGTTTACATTTACGTCACTCCCCCATATATCATCAACAGATATAGTTAGTGATTTTTCATTTAGGATAGAGAATAGATCACCACTAATTATAGTTCTCTTGTTTGGGTAGATCATTATATTAACGTCACGCTCTACCAGTACTTTATTACTTGTATCGTAAATAGTGAATGTAATCTTTTTGCTCTCACCTTGACTATCAACCATCGGGAAATAGTATTCATAATCAACCAGCTTGTTATTTACAAACTCTGGAGTAATTACCATTGTTTCTATCTGGTTTGTGATGTAATGTGCATATACGCTGTAATGATCTCTTTTGTCTTTGAATGTATATGTTACTTTACCAACCTCGTCAGGCTTTCCATCCATGATCTTTATCTGTAATAGAGCACTTTGTCTTTTCAGGTTAAGATCTATCTCATTTACATCTTTTGAAATTGTTATATTGCCAGCATAAAAGAATGTTTCAATATCTCCAGAATTACAGATCTTACCATTGTCTTTGCCCTCACCTGATTCCATATATTTCTCAGAATTGTTGAAATAAGCCTGGCCTGTTCCTTTTCCCTCAGCCAATACCCTCACAGAGTAAGTCCCTGTTTTTAATCTTGTTTTGAAAGTACCAAAATCTTCTGATGTGGTTTCATCCATCGGATTAAGTCTCGTTTCTAAGGTGGTAACAAATTTGCCTGATCCATCATAAATGTTGATCCAGATACTGTGAATAACATCTTTTAGATCTGCACCGCTTGATGCTGCCCTGGTAGCTCTCCTGGATAATGGTGGGTTATCCATGTCCTCATTTTGAACTGTCAGGGTTGAAACATTGAAAGTAACATCTACCTCCTCTGCTTCATTTGCAGTTTCTACACCCTCATCATTGGAGCAAGCTCCCAAAAATAAAGCCAGTAATAACACTGGCATCAGTTTGAATTTGTACATAAAATAATAATTTAAGTTATTGGTGCAATATTACACCATTATAACTAAACGGATTTATTGCCTATAATATTACAACAAAAGCAGCCTATGTCGGAAATAACAAAGGCTGCTTAGGTAATTTACCTGGTTAATCCAGGAGTTCATAATTTCCTATCAGTAGGTTTCTCGTTTTTTATTTACTACCTGGATCCCAGATCCGATACACTCCACTTGGGCATCACCATACACATTCACATACACCTTTGCATTAGTTCCAGCCACGGCTAAATAGAGGTGTGTGTTATCGAAAACGTCTATAGTCACGTTGGCAAAATCCTCCACATTCACAGCTGCCTGAGAGGTGTGCCTGACAAACAACCTGGAAACGCTGTAGCCTGTGTATTTCAACAGAGCCTTGCACTCACCATTGAGCACAGCATTAGGCAGATTCTCTTTGATCACCTCATCATCGACAAAGCCACCGTAAGGCTCTGCCTTACCCTTGAAATTCTGGCGCATAAACTCCAGGGTAGGATAATCATTCTTGACACAGAAATCTATGCCTTTGATAAATAGTTTCACCAGAGCCTCAATATCTCTGCTACCCTTTAGTTTCAGCTGATAAAGCTGGCATAAACCCTTTGTCATGCCATCAGCCCTGAGTTGGTTTACAAGTTCTTTCTGTTCCATATTATACTATTCCTTGTGAAAGTAATGAGTTACCTTTGTTTTCCATCCTTGTAAGTGTGTCACTGATACGATCCAGCCTCTGCACTGTATCATAAGTATTCTGGCTGATCTGTGCCTGGTAGATCAGGATAGCCCTCAGCTGTGCTGTCTGGTCTGCCTGGTTGATGATAAAGGCATTGAGCCTACCAGCAATAATGCCACCTGTATCTTCGCTCATACTCATCACAGCACCAGTGAGAGGATCCGTATTCTCCTCCACATCCTTGATCCAGTCACCAATACCCTCCAGAGCCTGGTTAAAGAGGTTTCCAGCCTGGTTTACCATAGTGGTGAAATGCTGCCTCTCAGTGTCTGACAGAGAGCCATCACGCAAAGATTCACCCAGGTAATCTACAGCATCGTTTATACCCTTTGCCAGGAACTGACGCTTTAGGGATTCCACAACAGCCTTTTTCAGCACCTCCTTTGTCTTTTCACCCAGAGCCACTGCTGCATCCTCACCCTGGCAGTAGGCATCCACCAGAGCATCGGCAAACTCATCAATGGCAGACTTAACATCGGTACCAGCTAACAGCTCTATCTCCTGGCGGTGTAGATCCTCTATCTGCTGGTCAATATCCTTGATGTTTTCCTCCCATTTCTGGATCTGATCCCAGTCGGTATCTTTCTTATCCTTTTCAGCCTCTATCTGCCGTTTGATCAGCTCCTGCTGCTGCCTGAGGTTTTCTTTCTGCACCTCAAAAAGATCCAGACTGTCACCAGTATTCTTGACTTTCTCCAGGGTGTACTGGAGCTCCTTGATCTGCTTGCTATATTCTGCAACCTTTCCTAAATTCCATGAGTGAGCTGCTGCATCTCTCTCTTTCTCCAGAGTGGCAATCTGATCCTCCACAGCCTTAACCCTGTTTCGGTAGGCTTGCTCCTCCTCATCTGTGAACTCCCAATAGGTGTGTGACATCACATTCTGGAGGCGGTTGAAAGCACTACCCAGGCTGTCAATCTGCCTCTGGTAGCCCTCAATCTCCTCCTGGAGCTCATCATCATTATTGAACAGGGTAGCGATCCACTGGATAGCTGAAAGAGCCATAGAGATTGCAGCCAGTATCACAGAGGCTTTTTCAGCTGTCTTGATAGCTGCTGCCATAGCAATACCAGCCTGGGTAACACCCATGATCATATCCATTGTAGCCTTACCGTTATCACCTATCAGATCACCCAGTACGGAACAGCTGCTTATAGCATCATTAACGAAATCAAAGCATCCCTGTGTAGCGTTACTCAGGTCTTTCCAGTCTGTCTTGATCTGCTTTGATGTTTTCTTGGATCCATCCTGCTGTTTCTTGAACACATTGGTAAGAGCTGTACCCAGAGCCTTGAATGGGTTAGTGTCGAGCACTTTCTTCTTTGCCTCATCCAGTTTATCCATCACTGCTTTCAGGTCGGCTGGATTCATTTTCAGATCGGCTGTGCTCATCCTCTTACGGATGTCGGCAATCAGCTTTTCAATCTGATCCACTGTCAGGGAATCCAGATCGCTAAACAGGTCTTTCCAGCTGTCTGTCTGCATCAGCATCTGTGCATTGAGAGCTGAAAGAGCCTCAGCCTCTGCCTGGTTGATCTGAGCAAGGCGTGCTGCATCACCCTGTTTCATAGCCTCGTTTCTCAGTAGCGTGTACTCCTGGGTGATAGATAGCTTTTTCTCCTCAAAGGTACGGTAGTTATTCAGCACCTCATCAGATACCTGTTGGTTAAGATCTGTTTCCTGGTTTTCCAGGCTATAGGCTGCTGCTGCATCATCCTCATTGAGGTGGAAATCACCACGTGCAAGGCGATCTTTCAGCTCCTGGACTGCCTGGAGCTTTTCAGCAAGCGTCTGAGCCTGACCTACAGCCCTCTGGAGGCTTTCCTTGAACTGATCCATAGCTGTCTTATTGCCAGCTATCTCATCTTTCTGGAGCTTTAGGGCATTGAGGGCATTGGCATCACCATCGGTAAACGTGCCAGCTGCCTGTTTAGCCTCCAGATCCGCTATCTGCTTATTCACCCAGGATGTAAAGCTGGATCCCTCAGCAATGAGCGTTTTGAAATGGCTGTCAGCAACCTCCTGACCTACATTCTTTACCCAGTTGAAATATGCCTGGTACTGCCTTTTCTTATACTCTATCTCTCCATCAAAGAGCTTTGTACTCTCAGTATCGTAAGACTGCTTTTCCAGGTTTCTCCTCTCCTGGAAAGCTGCTCTCTCATTAGCGGACAAACCACCTTTCTTACCAGCCCTTTTATAGGCATTCTCCAGCTCTTTCTCCTCTTTGTTGATACGATCCAGAGCCTCCTGGTGCTGGAGATCCAGAGCTGCCTTTCGCTTAGCATAGCCCTCCTCCATAACCTGGATCCTGGCCTCCTCCAGCTTACGCTGTGCCTCCAGCTGTTTCTGTGCAAGCTGTTCTGCATTGTTAGCACCACTGCCAGAGCCAGATCCTCCAGTAGGAGTTTTCTTTCCTGTGAGAGCTGCCAGGTCACTTTGTGCAGCCCTTAATTCACGTTCTTTCTCCTGAATAGCATTTGCAAGATTATCCTTTGAAACAGATCCTGATCTCATATCAGATAGCTCCTTTTGCAGAGTAGCAATCTTTTCTTGGGTTTCTTCCACCTGTTCATTATAGCTCTTAGTAGCTGTAGTAGCAGAGCTCATAGAAACGGAAGTTTCTGAGATCTCCTGATTAAGGCTGTTAATCTGTTGGTTTACATCATTCAGATCTTTTTGTGTTTTTTCAAGTTCTTTTTTCCTATTGGTTTCATCCTCAGCACCAAAGAATCTGAGAGTTTTCCCAATAAAGCCATCACGATCATATCCCTGGGCTGTATTTGTCTGTCGAGTACTCCAGTATTTATCACTCTGTTCACGTTCTGTTTTTACAAGAGCTCTTTTCTTCTTGTAAGCCTCCTCCAGTTCCTCCTGAGCTGCTTTTAGTTTGATCTGTTTCTCTAAGGCTACCAGGTATTTATTGATAGCCTCGGTATTATTGTTGATGATCTTACCCTCCTGAGTAAGCAGAGCATTATAGCCAGGTACGATAGATTTCAGTTCTACCAGAGCTTTATTCCTCTGCTCATAGGATATATTTGAATCATCAATTATCTTTCGCAAAGCATCTACTTTTGCAGCCTGATCATTGAACTCCTTAGTAGCCTTTTTAGTTGCATTAGAGAGTGTTCCTGTAGCCTCTGTAATCTCCTCCTCTTTATCAGAAAAAAGAGTAACTGCTGACACTGCCATACCAATGATAGTTACTAACCAGCCTATAGGATTAGCCAGCATGGTAGCCCAGAGAGCTCTGAGAGCCATTGTAGCCTTAGTGGTAGCCACGCTAAGGAAATTGGTGGCTGTAGTCTGTACTGTCTTAGCTGCTGTGTCTGTCTGGGATGCTACAGTGGACTGCCTGGTGGCTGTAGTCTCCAGGATCTTTTTCTTTGTGTGGAAATCAGTCTGAGCTGCCAGGGCTGCTTTCCTGGTTATTGCCTGGTTATCCTGTGCTGCCTCCAGCTTTTTCTCTGCTGTTGCAATGGCAGTGGCATCACCAGTCTGCTTTGCCCAATACACCTCATAGCGTGCTGCCTCAGTACGCTGCATGGCTGCTACTGCTGCTGCCTTTGTTGATTCAACCCTCCTGGCTGCTGCTGACACATCAGCACGCATAGCATCCAGGGTAGCGGTGGTGTTGGCTCTCTTAGCCAGTACCTCCTGTTCCAGGGCTGATCGGTATATGGCACTGTTGGCACTCAGATCCAGCTTGCTTACGCTCATCCTTTGCTCAACGGAAAGGACACTCATAGCTGCTGCCTCATAGCCCTCTGAGCTGGTTGTGAGCCCCAGGTTAGATATGTACTCCTGCTGCTGGGCTGTGAGTAGGCTCTGGATAGTGGCGATCCTCAGGTTTTTCTGGATGGTAGCAAGCTCCTCTGCTGTGAGCTCCTTTTCCAGAGTTGCAATGTGAGCCTCCTGAGCTGCTTGCATGGCTTTGGTCTGGGCTGCAACCTGACCTGTGGCAACTGCCTCAGCTTTCATCAGTCCGATCTTAGCCTGTCTTACCGTGTTGTCGATCAGGGCAACACCAGTGTAACCCTTAGTAGCAAGGGTATTGAGCACAATGGCTGCTTTGTATGATCCGTAGGATATAACAATAGCCTCCAGAATATCCAGGATCTTCTGGTAATTCTCCACCAGGTAGGTAGCACTGCTGATAGCCCCAGCAAATACATCCTGGTTAGATGTGCCTATATCATTCAGCATACCATCCCAGGCATCCTCCAGATTGGAGATCATACCAGTAAGGGATGCTGACTGCTTTTCCATAAGGTTGTAGAACTGACCACCAGCATCCGTGAGGCTGTTGATCACCTTTTCTACATCAGGGAATCCGATCTTACCAGCGGAAACCATATTATTGATCTCCTCAGCTGTAACACCGTACATCTTAGCCAGCTCCTTAACCAGAGGAATACCACGGCCTGTGAACTGCCTAACATCCTGTGCATAGAGCCTACCCTGTACCATCGTGGTACCATACAGGTAAACTATATCATTGAGTGGAATAGAGAGGCCTGAGGCTATGTTTCCCAGACGTACCAGGGTATCATTCACCTTATCCGCTGCCTCACCATAAGCGAGTAACTGTTTTGCACCTGAGGCAACACCCATCAGGTCAAAAGGCGTGTGGGCTGCTGTGTCTATCATCTGATCCATCAGAGCCTTTGCCTTTTGCTCGTTACCTAGCATGGTACCAAAAGCAATCTCCAGCTGCTGGAATTGTCCCCTAACCTGTACTATGCTGTTTAGTAAGCCAGTCATTCCCTGGCCTACCAAATAGGCTTGAATATACATGGCACCTTTCTGGGCAAAGTCTAACATACTTTGCTCCATAGCCTCGGCCTCTATCTGTGTTGTGGTAGATACCTGTCTAATGTGTCTCTCCATAGCATCGGCCGATACGTTGAAATCGTTGATGTCTAATGTGGCTTGAAAAGCGAGTGATCCATTTAGATTTTCCATTCTTTTTACTCTTTAGAGGTTTGTAACTCAATAAGATGCTTTAAGGATTGGCATACGTTTGCATAGAATCCTATCAGAGCATCATTTTTCCCATCTATATTATCTTTCATCAGCTCACTTGATAATACCGACAATGTAACAATTTGATGGCTTGGATTGTTGATATTGTAAGTGTCCTTTTGAGCTGCTTTAACAGTCGATCTAACAGCACTCTCTATCTCATTAAAATCAACTGTCTTTGGCTTGTTTACATCATGCAAACAATCAATGATTTTACGAATGTATTTCTTATCCATATCCAAATGATTTTATTCGTTATCTTTTGCTACTCTGAGAATGTCATCCAGTTTGTTCTCCAGAGCATTTATTTCGTCTCTTAATTGCTGCCTTTCTTTGTGGATTTGTTTAGCATCATAAGGGAGATCAAGCCCCATGATTTTTGCCTCATAGCACTTGATCACCTTGTAATCGGTGTTATCAAGCTCCTCTTTGAGTGCCTTGATCTGGTTTTTGTAATAAGCCAGATTCTGGATCTTCTCATAGGTGTAGCCTATGTGATCATCATACTCCACAGCAACAATCCTGATAGCATAGCCAGGAGCACACTCCAGCTTTCTCTCATCTATCATATCAACTGGTTTCCATCCTGCTTTAGTAAGCTCCTGGATCTGTTCATCCACAGTTATGATCCTCTCCTGGATGGTAGGCTTATCATCCTTAACCACCTGGATCCTTTCCGTGCGCTGGACTATCTCTTGTGTCCTGAGCACACCATCCTCAATAATTCCATAAAGATTCATTTTACAATGTTTTGTTGTTCTGTTGTTACTTTTTAATGTCTCAGGCCTCAGAAACTCAATAGAATCAAATTGAATCGGGAGGCATTTCACATTCTGGGATAGAAAGTGATGAGGCTATCCAGGTACCTCCAGATCCTGATCAATGATCAAAGATCCAGTAGTTTTTCCCTCCATTTTGTTCAAAAGTGTATTAAACATCAGTAATTCAGCATCAGAAAGAGCTGAAAAATTGAATATTACTCCGTTGTTATTGAGGATGTTGATCTGGGTAGATCCTGTGCTCTGTGCTTTGCCAAATGAGCGATCCATTACCCAGCGGAAACTATCAAGACTACCTTTCCTGATGTCGTGGAAAATTGCAGTTATCATGGTAGCTATCCACACTGGGAGTTTGCTGCCTGGCTTGTAACAATCATTCTTGATCCTTTCCAGCTGTCCTACAGTGCATTCCATTAGAGAAAGCATGATATTGGTATAATCCTCTTTGCTCAGTTCTTTACCAGGTAAATTTATCCTTTTATATAGTGATGGTTTCCTACCATTCTTTTTAGGTTGCCGATCCCTGGAAAACCTGGTGCCAAACCTGTTGCCAGGTTGAAAGCCTTTCTTACCTTTTGCCATAGCTTAATGTCGTTTTAATGTCGTTTGTCCAGATAATGGGTTGTCTGTTGGCTGTTGATCACCATGTTACTTTTGTTACTCTAAGAGGGTAGGAGGCTCTTGAATACCTCCAGGAGCCCCACCGTCTTACATTACTTGATGGATTCAAAGTTTTCACCTTTCAATACAGGTGTACCATCAGGATCCAGCCTTGCAAGCGAGAAATGATCTGGTGTGGAAATACCAATCATATATTGTGGGTTGTAAATATCTGCTGACGGATTACCTAATCTCACAAGGTTTTCATATACGGCAGAAACTTTTGGAGCCTCAACTACAGCCTGGTTGAACTCCTTGATAGCTTTCTCCACAGCAAGCCATTTCTCATAGACAGCAGCCCTGGTGTCAGTGTCAATGTAAATGCTGTGTCTGTTTGTAATAATCTGCTTATACTCTGGCATGATAGCCACTTTTCCATTATTTACCAGGTAAAGATCCCACTCTATAGGAGAAACCTCTGTGTGAATCAGATTTGCAGCCTTAATCTTAATCTTCTCAATGTCTTTGGCTGTATCTTTACGCATGAGTTCCTGGAGCCTTTTTGTTATCATTGAGATCCCCTGATTGTTGCAACTTTCTGTTACTAAATCCAAGAGGCTTTTACTCTCAAAAAGGATTTGTAGCTTTTCTATAGTGGGCACAATATCTGTTTTTGTAAGATCGTCTGCCAGCTCCTGGAGGTGATTAGCTGTAGTTTCAATCCAATTAAGTGATTTGCGGATGCTATTGGCATCTTGATAAACACATACTTTTTCCATATCAATAGTTTTAATTTTGTTTACATGGGTTTCTTTTCGCTTACATCCCATTCTTTCAAAAGCTCCTCTGCGTGCTGATCAATGTATTTATCCCTTTCCTCAGCAATTTCCTTTCTGAGCTTTTCTGATTCCTGGATCATTTCATCTGTTGCCATATTCATCATAGCAGCAGCCTCAATCTCCTTAATTCGTCTCTCTTTTGAAATCAATTCTTCATTTGTCATAGTTCATTGTTTTTTAATTGTTATACTTTGTTGCTTACTATATCGTTGTCTTGAAAGTTCCACCTCCACCAACTGGTGGTGATTCTTTCCTTTCACAGTTTTTGAATAGATCACCCTCTCTGCGATTCCAGGTGCTAAGAGCTGCTTTCCAGTTTTTGATTGGGTTGCCTCCAGCCTGTTTCCAGCCGTTAGCCTCATAGTAATCATAAAAGGCTCCAGCATCAACATTATATCCTTTTTCTCTTATACAATCCTCTATTTCCTGGAGAGTGGGTTTGGTAAAGCGTTTAGCTTTGCCATTATCCTTTATAGGATCAGGATTAGGATTAGGTATAGGATTAGGTATAGGATTAGGTATAGGATTAGGATTGGGTTTTTCAGAAACCATTTGGTTTTCAAATAAACCATTTGGTTTTGTAATTAACCGATCGCTTTTTCTTGGTCTGCCTCCCAGTTTGCCACTTTCTCTGTTTTTAGCACATCTTTCCCTGTACTTAGCACCGTCTCTGTCGATCTGGTCTTTTATAAACAGGAAAATCATGCCCAGCACCCTGTTCTCATCGAAAGAAAGCACTTTCCCATCCTCTGCATAGGCTATGATAGCCTTGAAAAGCTGCCCAGCCTCATCATTGGATAACAGTTCCAGTTTTTCCTTTATGTCGCTATGGATTATGATACCTTTACTTTCCATGAGTTAATACTTTATTGTCTGTAACTTACACCAGAGGAATTGATGCTATCAAACATTTCTGCCATTCTATCAGCCATTCGCAATCCGTAACGCTCTTTCAAAGCCTCATCTGAGAGATTAGAGGTTATGATTGTACATAGCTGCTCATCATATCTGTGGTAGATAATATCAGTGATAGGGGAGATTTCATTACCCCATACCTTAGCAGTTATAGGTTCTACTCCCAGATCGTCAATAAATAGCACGTCACAGTCTTTTATTCTCTTATACCTGTGTTGATCATCAGATTTAGTGATATTGAAGATCTCAATGGCTGTCACGTATTCAATCGACAAATTTTCATCCCAGCCTCTATCAGGGGAATACATGGATTTTAACATGAGATTTATAGATCTTAGTAATGTAGTCTTACCATTACCTACACTACCATATACCATAAGCCCCACCTTGTAATCACCAGTGATCCATTTTGCAGTTTTCTCGATCTTGTCTTTTGTGTCTTTGTCACCATTGAATGCTATCCTCCTATTGCCAACCTCCTTTTGATAGCAAAGATATAGCATCTTAGTGACGGTTTCCACATCAAGATCTCTGATCTTAAAACGCTCAGGCTTTTTCTGGTTGTTCAAAAGATCCTGGAGTTTCTTAATAGCATCATCATTCATTGTACCACGCTTTTTGATTTATTTCTAATATCCTGGATCTCCTGGTTAAGCTGTCCTGATGCCATGAGGCCATATAAAGCCCTCTGGTTGAATTTCTCGCCTCGGATGATAAATAGCTCCATTGTGTGGTAATCTGCGCTGAAAATGACCAGGAGAGCGTCCAGAGTGCCTTTTACATCACCATATCCCAGGTGTGGTTTGCTCTGATTCGGAATAAACACGCTGCTGATATTGCAATTCGATTTAGTGATAGCTCTCTCTGCCTTTTGCCTGGCACGATCTGAAAAAGTATCAGGCACACCATTGTAGTAGCAGAAAAAGCGGTTTACCTTGCTTTTCGCTGCCATATCCTCAAAGAGCTGGTAGCTACCAGTTGAGGCTACAGTATCAAACCTGACGGTCTTTTTACCCTCGTTCTCAGGTAAGATCCTCAGTCTGTAGTAGTCTGTGATCCTCATTTTCTACCTCCTTTCCTGTGTCCGTTGGATCCTGTAGTGCCAACCATATAGCTGTTTGCAGCCATATCAGCCTCAGCAGCTGTGCTGATTCTGTTTTGTTTCATCCAGGCATCCAGCTCTGTACGTTCAAAATAGATGATCTTACCATTAGGCTTGTAATGGGGGAGGGTGTGATTACAGGTAGCTTTGTAGAGCCATGATTTGCTCAGGCCTGTATAAACAGCAGCCTCATCTATAGTAAGCATGGCTTTTGCTGCCATCATACTATAGCGTTCAATACGGTTTAATTGTTCAATGATCTTTTCTTCCATCTTTACAAGTTTTTATGATGTTGAGGCTGGATCCTGGCACTCTCCATCGGTTTTCGCTTGCAAAGATAGGCATAAAAAAAGTGAGCAATTATAGATGTTTATTGCCCACTTTATTGATTGTATTATTGATGTTGGTGGATGTTAAGGCTTACTTATCATTTCCTCTGATTTACTTAGTAAATCTTTTATTCCCTTATATCCACGTGGTAGTTTTCCTATGATCTGGCTCCTGCTTTGTGACAGCCTGGAGATACCAAAAAACTCCTTTAGTTGTTTCTCTGGGAAATCTCCATTATATCCTCTTTTTATAACATAGGATCTTGTTATGGTATCTGTTTCAATGTGATCACCGCAAAATATAGCACCACAAGCATAAGCAAGTAAAGCATTTCCTTTTTTGAATTTTAGGGTATCATTCACCCTCTCTATAACACCTTTTTTTATGGCAACATTTAGAAATGCTCTGAAAAGATCTGTGTCAATATCCTCTGGTATCTTAATAGGAGCTGGTATGGTGTGAGTGTCATTGTCGGAAAATATGTTCACCTGGTACTCATCGCTGATGATGTCTATAGCTCTGCTTATCCTACTGATTTGAGCCTCATCTGATATTTGAGGCTTACCAGTAGATTCCAGGCACTCCTTATCAGCCATCCAGAGATCCCAGATCAGATCTTTTTTATCTGGAAACGTCTCTGATAGCATCATAATATCATTCTTTGAGAATGTACCGTTTGCAATACCCTCAATAAACTCCTTTGTTTTCATAACTGTTATCTATTATCGTTTCTAAATTGGGATCGTAATTGCTGTTTTTGCTCAGCCAGGTATTTGCTGCTTTGAGTGATCCTATATTGGGTGTTCTGCCATTGACCTCAAAACAACTAATGGTCTTTACCCAGATCTTTTCATTATTGCAACTGGCAAAGAGCTTATTGACCAGGATAACCAGGTGTCTTAGCTCTGCAATCCAGGGAATAGGCTTTACCTCATTGTTATGCTCTGCTTTGCCACATATAACCATCCAATCACGCTCAGCAGCCATATTGCTTATATATCCACTTTCCTTAAGGTGTGTAAAGATCTGCTGTAGATCTCTGTCGGATCTGCCACAAATGAAAGCCAGATCTTTCTGCTGTTTGGTGGGGATGCTGGCTCCAGGAAAGAGCCTCAGCACTTTGTTGATCTCTCCAGACTTAGTTACAGGCACAGTTACACCTTTCAAGTTATAACCCAGGCTCCAGAGCTTTTCAAATGCACTCCAGGATGGTTTCTTACCAGTTGTAGTGCTAATGGCATAGGCTATGAGTTTAAGCTGGAAAGGTTTGATACCCTCAGTCGGCTGGTAATGATCATCCAGGATGTTGTTCTGGGTGCAATGATCAAGCAGTCTCAGGGTATCTTCGTTTTGCAGTTCTTTCGGAACACCAAACAGCTTTCCCTGGTGATTCTCCTGGTACTTTACTATATCGTCTTTCAGGTTAATAGTAACAGTGGCAAAATCAGTCAGAGAGTGCCTTATCTCGTCTGGTAGATCATTACTCCTGAGGGCTTTGCTTGCAACTGTCAAAAGGGTAGGTATGGAAGATCCTATGGGTGATCCGTCCAGATCTATAAACCTTTCAAGTTCACCTGGTAAATAATCTGGGTGTGTTTCCTCCCAGGCTGTTTTAATATCAGCAGCCCATTTACCTATCAGGCACAAATCATCATAGATGCCAGGAGCCTCAGCATCCTCAGGCATATATGAATTGTACCTGAGTATAGACAGTGCTCTGTACATCTTGTCAAGTCGTGTTATGATCTCCCTTTTCTCCATTCTCTTAGAACTTTTGGCCTGTTTCAAAAACTTTTGCCCAGTCTGTCTGATCACCATACGGATTAGGTGATTTACCAGGTAGATGCTCCTGGATCAGCTCAGCTTTCCACTGCTTGTAAGCGTCTGCCAGGCTCACGCTGGTATCAGCACGATCCAGGTAATCCATGTGGAAATCTCTCTCATACTCCCAGAATTGAGCTGCCAAAGGTCGCTCCTGATCTCCCTGGTAAGGGTTTTTGCTTTCACCCTTAAACCAGGTGTAGTTAGAATAATCCTCTGTGATGCCAGAGAAGAATCCATGCTTGTTATATTCGCTCATAGTTCAAAATACATTTTGGTGAAATCAATTTCAGAGTGATCCATTTTTTTGAGCTTATCCATGATAGCCAGCTTATAGATCTCCTCAGTCTTTTCCTCTTTTGATACCTGGGGGTTGCCTGTTTGCTCCTCCCATATCTCTCTCCACCAGGTGAATCTCTGGATCACTGAGTATTCTGCCTCCCAGATCTGGAATTTTAGATACTCCTCAGCCCATTTCTCTTTTGGCACCTCTGTAGGCTTATAGGGGTTAGTGTCACCACCTTTGTATAGCTTACAATGATTCAATATTTCAAAATTCTCGTTCATTGTGCTGTGCTTTAGTCCCAGAGTGCTGAGATCTCATCCTCTGGGGATGTGTTCATACTATTGCATTCAGGGCATTTTGCAGCCGTTGTTTCCAGCTTGTATGTACCTCCACACTGGCATTTGCCCAATTCCTCCTTATAATCACTGGTAGCCTCAACCATTTTCTGATCTCCACACTTATCACAGTGATAGACGATAGAAAGCATACCAATTCCCTCCATCCTTTCCCAGGTGTTTCCGCAATCCTGGCAAATGTACTTTCTGATCTTTCCCATAGTTGTTACTTTTTGTTACTCGTTAATTGTTATGTCAGGTATTAGGCTCACAGCCTTTTGTTTGTTCTTATCCAGGATCTTAGCATAGATCTGTGTAGTGGCAATTTCCCTATGTCCTAATAGCTTTGAAACAGTGTATATGTCAGTGCCCAGATCCAGCATCAAGACAGCAAATGTGTGTCTGCCAGCATGGAAAGTAATGTCCTTTGTGATCCCAGCAGCCAGCACCCATCTACGCAGCTCCAGCAGCGTCCAGGCACTATACTTGAAATCGGGGAATACTTTATCATTGCCATTACCTCTCTGTCCCATGTATAGCTCTGCCTGGTGTGATATATCCAGGTACTCCTGGCCTTTGGTTTTCTTTTGTTTGAATACTATTCTGGTGAACTCTCCGAAAGTTTGCACCTCTCCCCAGGTTAGCTTTTCAATGTCACTCTTTCGTAATCCTGTCAGGCATGAGAATAGAAAGGCATCTTTTAGGTATTGGTACTTGCATGGGGTTGCTGCCAGTTTCTTAACCTCATCCAGGGTTAGGTATGCCCTTTCAGTTTCCTCTTGCTTGAATCCCTCTACACCTCTCATGGGGTTGGTTGGTATGATACGATCCTCAAAAGCCTGGTTAATGCAAGCCCTGAGCTTATTGAAATATGATACTTTTGAGTTTTGGGATAGTGGGGTAAATGTCACAGATCCTTTCACTCTTGATCTTTTGTAGGCATCCTTTTCTACATTCTCCAGGTAATCCTTAAAACCCTCAATCCAATCTGCATCAATATCCTTAAATGTCGTTTTTTCGTCACAATATCTTTCCAGGTGTTTTAAGCAGCTGTGCCAGTTGCCCCAGTTACCGTTGCTATCCTCGCTCCCATGTCGCTCCTCACACATCTTTCTGTAGTAGGAGAGGAAAGGAGTGTCAATCTTGAATTGTTTAGTGAATCCGTATTCTCCGTTCTGGATCTCGATCTGTCTTTTTGCCTTGATCGCCTGAGCTGTTGCCAGCGTTTGCCTATTCTGTTCTTTCTCAATAGGAGTGGTAGCCTTTACCAGGTAAAGTTTAAGGAACTCATATTCCCTCTTTCCATCCCTATAGATGTCAAGATACAGGCTGATGCTGCCATCCTTTAGAACTCTCTCCCTGAGCCTTACAGGTTCTTTCTTTGATTTACCTACCTTTGCTTTCATCTTTATTCTCTTTGAGTAACATGATTTTGTGACTTTATAGCTTTCAAGTCACAAAGGTACAACAAAAAAGTAACAAAAAAGAATAAAACAAAAGAAAAGTGAGAAAACAAACGAAAATTTAACACTTTAAGCGCAAATACCTGAAAAATAAGGGTTTTCTTTTCTCTTTCTTTGCTTATTTTTGGCTTTTCTTTTCATTCCAAAAATATAACTTTACTTTCCCACGCAGAAGTTTTTAAAGATATTTTCTAAAACTTCATTGGGAGTAATTTGACCTCCTGTTATTCCGGAAAGTTGTTCAAGGGCTAGGCGGAGGTCTTCGGAAAGAAGGTCTCCACTTAGTTGCTGTTCCAGGCCATCAATGACACGTTGAATGCTTTGTTGGGCACGAACAAGCGCATCATAGTGGCGAGCGTTGGTAACAATGACATCTGTATCACTAAGGGTAGGTATATCAGCAGCTTGATAGATAGCTTGTTCCAAAATGTCGATACCAGTACCAAACTTTGCACTGATGTGAACTGTGGGGCTGTTTAACAAATTATAACCATTGTTATTCAACTTATCAATCTTGTTATTTACAATGATAAGTTTTTTATTTTCAATATGTTGTAAGATATCATTTGTTTCTTCAGTTGAAGGCTGATTGTCGATAATCCAAAGCACTATTCGTGCCTTCTGAATAGCTTGATAAGTGCGTTCAATGCCAATCTGTTCCACCTCGTCGGTAGTCTGTCGGATACCAGCTGTGTCGATAAAACGAAAGGTAACACCTTGTAGTTCCATCGTGTCTTCAATGGTGTCGCGGGTAGTTCCATGAATGTCGCTGACAATAGCTCTGTCTTCATGGAGCAGTCGGTTTAGTAGGGTCGATTTTCCCACATTGGTCTTGCCAATAATAGCTACAGGAATGCCTTGCTTTATAGCCTTTCCTGTCTCAAAAGAATGAGCAAGACGGGTTATATGATTGTTAATAGTTTTTGTTAGTTCTTTAAGTTCACTTCGGTCTGCGAACTCAAGGTCTTCATGGTCAGAGAAGTCCAGTTCTAACTCCAACAACGACGTTAGTTTTAGCAATTGTTCGCGCAGTTGTGCAAGTTGAGATGAAAAGTGGCCTCTTAGTTGACTCATAGCTATTTGATGAGTCGCATGGTTGCTTGAGGCTATTAAATCCGCTACAGCTTCTGCCTGACTGAGGTCCATCTTACCATTGAGATACGCACGTTGCGTAAACTCGCCTGGTTCTGCCATCCGACAACCATTTTGGATCAGAAGCTCTAATATCTTATTTAATATATAACGTGAGCCATGACAGGATATTTCTGCACTATCTTCGCCTGTATAGCTGTGAGGAGCACGGAAAACGCTGACTAATACTTCGTCAATGAGTTGTGAAGACGGAATTGCCAAATTCTCTACGATGTGACCATAGTGAATGGTATTGGGCTGAGCTGTCGTGAGGTCTTTGGTAAATATACGAGAAAGAATCTCAAGTGCCTGAGCACCTGAGATTCTGATAATTCCTAATGCACCACCAGGGGCGGTGGCCAAAGCA